GAGTGATTGTTCTTTTTCATAATACAAATATCTATCAGCTCTCTCGTCCGTGAGGATGGGGGAGTTTTTTTGTTTTTTAGTCCTTTACTTATAACATGTTTGATCTTTTATTGCGTGGGAATAATCTAGCTTTGCCGAAAACTAGCATTATGATCGCATTAAATGATGTCAATAACGAACTCCATGTCCGGTTGTATATATTGGAGGTGTTCAAGGATTATGTTCGGGATGATGATTTCGACGAGCTTTTAGATAAGGCATTGGATTTTGTCATGGAAGGCGTTTCTATGCCTAAGGTGCCGGTAAAAGATACTACTATGAGCGATATATCAAGAAGTATTATCGCCTTGACCACAGGTATAGGGTTTGATGGTAAGATAAACAAAAGTCCTCTGGAATTGGCTTATGACAGATGTAGGATGAGATATGTTTTCGATCCTCGGAATCGTGACATACATGGCGTTGTCGTTGGTTATTCCAATGATTTCAATAGTCTGGTGGCCGTGTGCGACGAGGGATCGAAGAGAGGAATAGATAAAGGATCTACCGATTTTGTGGATGTCAATGAGAGATACGTTACTAACGGGTTCTTCTACATATCCGTAGAGGACGCCGATAAGCAATCAAGCTACATGGGAAAAAATCCATAATTATTATGTTTTTGTATTTTCATTAGGGGTAAACGTTGCAAAGTGTTTAGATTTTCCTTCTGGCTTGTGAGAGTCAGAAGGATTTTCTATTTTTGTGCGATTTGAATGTTTTGCATAATACGTACGGTTTGTTAGAATCCGCCACATAAGTGATTATCTGGCGGATTTATTATATTTGCGAAAAAGATAAGATCGTGCAAAATAACTCTAACATAGCGGTTCCCGATTCCGGGATGAACAGGGATAAGCATCCACAGGACCTATCCCCGTCTGAGTACAGTTTCGCCTTGAACGCTACCATAGAGGGTGACGATGGGAGTCAGATTAAGATTCAGAACGAGCCTAGCACCCTTTTATGCAAGCGATTCGATGGCTATAAGGTTATTGGGTATAAGAATGATATAGCTGGTGATAATACTTATTTCTTTCTCGTGAATCCTGATAACAATACCTCTAAGATCACGTTCATGAGGTCATTGGATTATGTCAAGACCGTAGAGGATCAATTAGCAGGATCAGGGAAAGATATTCATCGTATCCTTGGCGAGAGACTTGAGGAGTCGGATGGTCGTTTCGATGAGATATGTGATTTGATGGAGGTGTTGATAGAGGATGGGACCGATGACCCTTGTCTTAACTTCTCCATTCATCACCCGATTTTCGATATAGAGATCAAGGATGAGAAATGTGGGAAGGTGATATACTGGACCGATGGATATAATCCCCAGCGATATGTTATGGTCGATAAGGCTCTTAATCCGGATGATGATGGTGACTTTTGGTATCATTACCATGGGTATAAGACATGTGGGGATGACAAGCCAATAGAGAGGTGTAGGCTGGCCTGCGAGAAGCTGCTGGTGTTCCCGTTGCTGACGGCCCCGTGCGTGGAGCCTGAGGTCGTGGAGTTCGGGGGAAGCCTGCGTGCCGGGACCTACCAGTTCTGCGTGGCGTTGTGCGATGAGTTCGGGATTGAGAAGACCGGATATTGCTCATTGACCAACCCAATCATGTTATTCGATCGTCAAGATATGGTTATCCGCGATGGTTTATGGGGTAAGTCAACCAACATGGGTATCCGCCTTACCGTGTCTAATATAGATAAGCAGGTATCTCATTATAAGATAGGTGTTATACAGAACACGGTTGGGTTTAATGGTGAGCAAAGCCCGGTTCTTGAGTATTTCATAGAAGGTATACATCCGATAACGGAAAGGACCATCTATTACCTTACGGATCAGTATAGCGAGCGTACGACCATGGAGAAGTTATCCAAGGAAATACCGGTATATAAGACAGCCAGAGGCATGACGTCTGTCGGGAATCGTCTTCTTCAATACGGCTTGACCGTGGAGAATGAATGGAATCTTCAACCGGTCGTTAATTTTTTGGGTCATTTCGTTAAATGGCAGACATCGATAGCCACGGAGAATCTATATAAAGACGGTGTGGCTTGCTCTAAATACGCCTCTTTCATGCGTGACGAGGTATATCCGTTGGGTATAAGATTCTTTACCAATACGGGATACAGGACAGCTAGATTCCCGCTTATCCCTCGTCCGGCCACAAGGGAGGAGATGGAGGTTATCGTTGATGAGGACGGCAACTCTGAAGACCTATCAGCGGCTTCGGTATTGGAGAACAACCCGCAGTGCGCCGGGAACAGCCGCCGTTATCTTTGGCAGTTTAAGAATACGGCAAAGATCATAAACGACCCGTCTTGGGGATTTGATGATTTTGGGGGAGAATGCAAGAATCAGCTAGATGTTAAGCAACTCAGATATGTAGAGCAGGAATATGCCACGGTAGGAGAGACCCAATTCGTTATCAACACGATGGGGGAAGATGTTACGGTAGATGATGCTATTGATTATATCGCTGATAATATAGAGAACTTGTGTGATATCATAGAATCTAATGTAGGTGTTACTGACGAGTTATGCGCTGCTATATCATTGCCAGAGGATCAAGACGGTATAAAGGCTCCCGATTTCTCTAGTGGATGTGATGATATTGAGAGGATAGAGACCAGGACCATATTGGATAAAAACTCTTTGGTGGATTCTAGGATTGATTTTACGTATAAGCTGGAGAGTGATTATACGGAGACCGAACCTACGACATTAATACAAAGTAATGCCGAATCCCAAAGGAAGTTTTCTGTATTGTGTGATTTTGATAATTACTCTAGTGGAGGTAAGAATATCATAGATCTGGTTCAAGAATGGTTGGATGGTCAGGATGAGGATAAATTCCCGTCTGATATAGACTCCTCCGCCTTGGTCTTGTGTCAGGATATGTCTAATGTCCGGCAGTTATATGATGAGGGTATATGTACTAATGGGTGTTCGGTAGGTGATCCTCACGTGAATCCTACTATTAACAATGTTCAACTTCCTACATTCCAAGGGAGTAGGTCATTGGGTAAGTGCACATATTTGTATCAATATCCCGGATGGGAAGGAAAGAAGCATACGGAGACGATGCTTGATCAGTTAATGGATACGATGGAGGCTTATTTCCCCCAATATGAGAGTCAGTTTGGTATCGAGAACGCCATGTGTCTTTTTGGCGATGGTGATAATTCTAAGTTTAATACCGGTATAACTACTGACTGGGAAGGTCGTGTGTCTATGCAGAATGATATTGACGCCAAGACCAATTGGTTCGGTAGAAGCAACTTGACTTATTTCAAGTTCTATCCACATGTATCCTCATGCGCCAGATGGGTGGAGTTGGATTACGAGAAATACATAAGTGGTTTATCCGATCCTGATAACGGTATTATGTATATAGAGATGATGGGTAACTATAATTATCCGATCGGCGACTCGTCATCATACAATAAGGTTCGTATAACGTTTTTCTCGGACAAGGAAGGTACCGTGGCTCCTAATCCTTTGGCTAATGATGCCAAGAAAGGTGTTATAGTGAATTACGTGGATCATAAGATATTTATGATGCCAAAGTACTTGTTCTGGAATGATGACAAGACTACTTTCCATAAGATATATGTTTGCATCGAGCCTGCGGTATGCGTGTTCTTCACCGGTTTCGCCATGAGGCAGGACATGAAGGAGCTTGCCGGATTCTATACGGCCGGCACCGCCATCTTCCCCGCCCCGTTCTGTTTTGGCATTCGGCCACTGGAGGTGAAATACGTATTCTTCTTCACAAAAGAATTGAAATTAAGGAGATTCGTTACCTATGAGGCGAAATGTATCTCATGTGGGGATAAACCCGCTGACTGCGCTCCCAGACCATATCAGTACGGTAATTTCGGATATTGGGAGTCTACCAATAATTACCCGGCTAATTTTGAGTTGTATGATTCAAGTAAGATCGGGATATCATCGGGAGGATCAAAGAGGAAGGACATAATAGATTCTTTGACGAAATACTATGGGTCTCCTAAATCAGTTGGGGGTAAGTCTTATTTCACCGGTAATGGGGGTAACGCTGAGTACCCAAATACGTCAACCACGTTTTGTCAGAGACCTATACGTCATTACAAGTTCCCGGATAACTCTGTCGCTCCTTTTATGGGTAATCCGTCTCAACTGACCGGTCAATATGGAGTTGACTCCTATATTTATCCTATGGGGGTGATGCTTGATGACGATATCGTTAATGAGTTTCTGGATATAGCGGTAGAGAACGGTCTTGTAGATAAGGCTAGAAGAGATTCTATAATAGGATATGAGTTGTATAGGGGCGATAGGACGTTGGATAAGAGCGTTATCGGAACTGGTCTGGCTTATGATATGTTTAAGTACGATGATCCCGACGGATCGGCTAACCTTTATCCTAATTACCCTTACAACGATTTGTCTGATGATATGTATATCTATAAGGATATTAATCGTGAGAAATTTATAACGCATCCGTTTAACAGGAGGGGTAATATCTGGTATTCATTCTTAAGCCCTGATATTGCCTTTAACAAGCCTGACGCTCCCACCGAGTGCCTTGTTGATGGTTATCAATTAGGTAAATCCTCCGGTATATTCAGGGAAGTGGAGGATCACCCTAAATGGACGATATTAGGGAGTAAGGCTTACAGTATGGCAACATCATTGGCTACGGTGGAGGCTATGGCTAATTTAATATCCGCTATAGCTGAGTATACATATCAGTCGGCTTCACAGCAATATGTCGGTGGAGGCGTGTTCTTTTTAGCCAACCCTGTCGGCATAGCGCTGACGGCTATCCGTCTGGCTACGGGTATCGCCAAGGCCACAGCCCAGTCCGTGGTGGATATAGGCAAGTACAGGTATCAGTGGTTAACGGCATTGATAGATAGGGGACCTAGACGGAACTATGCTTATTATTATACTTCTGTCGCTCATTATAATTTATTTTACCAAAAAATAGGGGAGTCAGAGTTACGTGGATTGTCAACGGCTAAATATATCAAGAGCGGGTTATATCCGGTAACAGATATCTCTTCGCAAGGGGAGACCGTAGGCGGTAAGCCTATTATCATAAACAACCTCGATCGTGAGCATTCATTGTTCATGTCATTTGGTATGGATAAATATATGCTTGAATATCCGGAGTTGGTTTCAAGTTACGATACCAGCCGTATTCAGGATGAGTGTAATATTCGTAACGATGAGGTGGCTGGTATGACGCCTCATTTTATGACACGTGAATCTTTCGTATCCTGCCCCTATATGAGGATAAAGAAATATTCTCCGGCTCAATACGGACAGATAGAGGATATCAGGTGGGTATCGTTAGGTGGTTGCGGGTTGATGGATAAGGATAAGCGTAAACCTGTTTTTGGAGGTGATGTATTTATATCAAGATTCTCACTTAAGAGGAAGATGCCTATGTTTTACTTGACTCAGTTTGGTCAGGGGGACATGATACCATTCCCTTATTATGATTATCGGAACATCGGGTATCCCCGTTATTTTGTTAATTACGACACCGGGGAGGATTATCTTAATAAGACCGATACGGATACCGGATCGCTATACTCTTTCCCTAGCCGGAAGAGCGCTTATGAGATGGTTTGCAAGACCGGAGATATGTATCTTAGCGGTCGTTTCTTCCTATACTTCTATGGCATACCTCAGTTTCTTGTGGAGTCTGAGATCAATTGCAATTTCCGTATAGCCGGACCTGAACCTTACGAGGGGTTCTATCCGGAGGTGGGGGATTATATATCATGGACCCAGGAGCGTAATGTCCCTATATCAAGGGATAATGTGTTTAAGATAAGTCCTGTGTATAAGAATCGATTTACGTTAGGTGGCAGGTCATTACCAGAGACGTATGATAGCAATTTTTGGGACTGCGCTTACCAAAGACCCAACGGCGTCATATGGAGCACCGCCGACGTGTCGGAGAACGGCATGACCGATCCTTGGCTGTCGTACAAGCCTATGGATTACCATGAGTTCAAGACATCTTTCGGGAAACTTATAAGCATGAAAGGGATAGAGTCGGATCAGATACTGGCTCGTTTTGAGAATCAGGTAGGGTTGTACAATGCCATAGACGTGTTGGCGGAGAGAATATCCCCGGAGAATAGCGAGCTAGGGACAGGTGGTCTTTTCGCCTCTCGTGGTATCGAGTATAATAATACGACGTTAGGATATTCCGGGACCCAGAGCCGGGATATGATCAGTTGTGAATTTGGGCATTTTTGGGTCGATTTAAGGCGTGGTCAGGTGTTTAAGGTAGATTCTAATGGTAGGAATCTTACGGAGGTCACACCGGGGCTTAGAAACTGGTTTAAGGAGCATCTTCAGATGAAGATCATCCGTAGCCGGATATATAACGCTGATACGGACGCTGAGTTGTCTTATTACGATATCGATAACAAGTTCTTTGGTATAGGGCTATCCATGGGCTGGGACAATCGGTTCAAGAGAGTTCTGATAACCAAGAAAGATTATATACCGGTAGGGAATCCGAGCGAGTACCAATTCCGTGGCGGTCGGTTCTACAGGAACGGGCAGGCGGTGGAGCTACAGGACGCCAGCCATTTCACGGACGTCTCGTTCACCGTTGGATATAACTGCCTGAAGGGTGAGTGGAAATCATATTTATCCTACACCCCTGATTATTATATCGAGCACCAGCATTATTTCCAGTCTGGAAAGAACTACTCAAGTGAAAGTCAGGAGATAGGGTTATGGTCTCATGGATTGACCAACCAATCGTATCAAGTATTTTACGGTAAGCTATATCCGTTCGTTATAGAGGTACCGGTACGTGAGCAGTATGTGAATAAGATCCTCACGAACTACCAATATAGGATGGATGCCAGAAGGTATCAGGATGAGGTTAATTACCAAATTCTTAGGACTACCGGATTCAATAAGGCATGGTTTTATAACGATACCAACAACAGCGGTGAGCTTCGGATGGTTATCGCTGACAAGAACGATATGAGCCAGCGGTTAAGGTATCCTGTAACCAATGACGATAGCCGTGAGATACTGGTGACGGAGGTTGATCAGAAGATAAATATAAATGACTATTTTAACGAGGTCAAAGACGATACTAATAACCTCCCGGTATGGATCAAGGACGTGAATGATATTGACCGGAAGATCGATCCTAGGGCTGTCGATTATCATCGGAGGTGGCGTGATCGTCTTCGTGGCGATTGGTTCTTGGCTAGGTTCGTGAATGACATTGAGAGCCGGTTCAAGATGATAGTTCGTTGGTTTAGTAATGAGGAGAAAATTTATTGATATTATGGCAGCAATAAAAACTAGTGGTAAAAAGAATGGCAAATGCCCTAAGTCAGGATGCATCAAGAAAGTAGGGAGTGATTGGCGAGTGGTTAGCAACAAGACTGGTAAATTATGGCCGGCCAAGTACAAGTCAAGGGATTCGGCTAAGAAAGCCTTAGCGGCTTATCATATGCATTGAGGATGTAGGCGGGTAGGCGATATGATCATGTACCCGCCTAATGTTTTAATCCGCATCTGATTATACTTATCTTTGTGAAAAAGAAGATTTATGGCAAAGAAGAACAAGCGGGAGGAGATCCCGTCATGGATAAAGGATTTATATAAGGAGGATCTTGATCGTGTCGTAAGAGGTGAGCGTCCCATGTATTTCAGGGGTATGGATGATAGTCCTTTGAGAAACGTGTCCCCGGAGTTTGATATCCTTAGCGGAGGGGCTGCCGTCAAGGGTATGAATGGGATAAGAGGTACATTGTTCCCGTTGAATAATGGCATGGGTAATTATAATTTCAGCCTCAGGGGTATAAATAAAAAGATCGGTGAGTTGGTTGATGAGGCGGGATTATATCTACCTGAGAAATTAAGACCTGTATATTGGACTGTGGTGGATGCTATGTCGAGTTCCAAGGATAAGGGGTTGGCCCATATCACGCAGCCGTTGGCCAACGCCCTGTACCCGGCGGACGAGCGGCGAAACCGGCGTCTGGACGGGGAGTATCCCGTTGGTTATGTGGATGCCATAGACGGCATATGGCCCATGGAGAAATATGGGCTATGGGGAGAGAAGATCGAAGATAAGCAAGATGGAGGAGAGATAGAGGATATAGCAAGAAAGATGTATAGATCTGATCTTGATCGTGTGATATTCGGTCAATCTCCTATATATTATAAACAGCTTGATGATAAATCTCTAGATGATACCCATCCAGAATTTGATATCCTTACCGGTGGTGTCTCTCTTAAATCTGCTCCTTCTTACAAAATGGGGATAGTTGGGAAGGGTAATGTGTTTGACAATCCTTGGGAGTCAAGTATTTATGGTAGGATATTTGATAAATTGGATGATTATGCGAGCATCCCAAATGACGTGTTCACCAAGTATCTAGGTAAGACGTTGAGAGGGATAAAGAAAAGGATACCGGATAAGGATGATAAGAAAAAATTTCAGGATATAGCCGAGAAAGTTGTCAACCGTGTTTATGAGGATTTGGATTATTATGTAGGTCTTGGTTCTACTATGCTGGTTGATGATAAGGAGGAGAAAGAAGAGGGAGGTCCTGTAAATACCAATCGCTCTTATGGTTCTGGCAAGTATGTGATTGATCCTCGTAGATCAGGGGATAGCAAAATGGCTGTATATGATGAGATATGGGATTATCTGACGGATAAGAAGGGGATACCACAAACACAAGCGATCGGCATCCTGTCTAACATCGCCGCCGAGTCCGGAGGGGATACCACTGCCCTAGGAACCGCCGGTGACTTTGGTATCCAGCAATGGCTTGGACCGAGGAAGAAAGAGCTACAGCGCAGGTACGGAAAGAAGCCTACATTAACCCAACAACTGGATTATCTTGTGGATGAGTATCAAGGTCGTGTACCTGGGCTAGGCTGGAACTACATGAACCAAGGCAAGTTCTTTGATAAGGACGCTCAAGGCAATGTATATAATTATTATATGTACTCAAAGGCTGATTTTGATAACGCTACCAACTACAAGGACGCTACCGTAGCATGGAATCAGGGGTATGGAAGGCCTCTTGGATCGACATTAAGAAACGAGAAGAGATTTGAGTTCGCTGATGTATTCGCTAATAGGTATGGTGTCCCTGAGGTCGAGCCAATGAGATACGAGTTCGGGCAGCGGGATTCGGACACGGGGGACGGAGGTCAGCAGCCTATACCTGAGACGGTAGCCCCTGCCGATCCTTCTTTGGCTTCCCGCCCTCCCATGGATAGCTGGTGGGAGAAGGAAGGCCAAGACCTGTTATATAAGATGCTAGCTCAATCCGGCGCTAACAAGAAAGCCATAGAGGACATCGCCAATAATATTAAGAATGATCCTCAATCGGAGGCGCAGATAGCGGAGGCCGAGCGTATGCGTAGGGAACAGGCAAAAAGGCAGTTGGTTCTTAATATGATACCGGGGTTAAGCCTTAACATAAAAGGTGTGAGTAGAAATAATAGTTAGTATTTTAATGATAAATAATTTGTTATGAATAAGTTGTTGTTTTTATTTGATGTGTTATTTAAGGGGACTTGTTTTACCCCCTCCCCCAGTAGTTTAGGATGGAGGAATAGATGGGTAGATGCTATTGCTGATGATAGGAGGATGGTTATAGCATTGTTAGTAAAATATCTAAGGGGAGGTATGTTATGAGAAGACGTGTAATGACAGGTCCCAAAAGCTTGGATGTATTGTATACATACACTTATAATAGTAATAATTACTATACATTTGTAGCTCCAAAGTCGGCGTATTATTATGTTGAGTGCTGGGGTGGTCAAGGTAATTATGGTTACAATGATAGCGAAGATAGGTTTACCAGATCCAATGACCCTGGGTATGGTGGATATGTGGCTGGATTTATCAAGTTAGTTGGTGGTGATATCATTTATGTGTATTGTGGAAATGGTGGACTTAAGCAGACGGGTAATGTTGTAAAATATAATTATAATGGAGGAGGTTCAGGGCATTCAATGACTAATGAGAGCGCTGGAAGGTATATCTATGAGGGAGCCGGGGGCGGAGCTACAGATTTGAGGTTGTCCAACAATAGCGATCCTCTAAACTTAGATTCTTTAAAGACCCGTATTATGGTATCCGGGGGAGGTGGTGGAGGATGTGAGTATTATTTTATTGGGCACGGAGGATCAGCGGGAGGGTTGAAGGCGTATCTGGGGGGCTATGCCAAGGGAACTCCTGCATCCCAAGTAGCGGGAGGATCTAACTCCGGCAATAATTTAACTAACGGAAATGGAGGTCTATTAGGAGTGGGAGGAGGATGTGGTTTTGATGGCGTTTCGTATTCCTCTGGTGGAGGAGGAGGCTTTTATGGAGGCCCAAGCGGCGGGATATCGTCGAACGCTATTCAAGCTGGTGGTGGAGGATCCTCGTATATATCCGGTCATCCGGGATGCGTGAAATATGATAAATATGTATTTACTAACACTAAGATGATAGATGGGAACGGGTTCGTATGGACAGATGTGAAAGGGGAATTAGAAAAAATGCCTAATCCTTTGGGTGGATTATATGATTTAGGGAAAGGTCATATAGGCCATGGTTATTGTCGTATATCTATATTTCAATAGATATATTCATATATTTAATTGATTTAGTGTTATATTTGTGAAATCATTAAACGTTTTTGATATGAAGAAGTTATTGTTCCTATTAGTTATGTTATTAGCGCCAATGGCGTTGATGGCTCAAGAGATAATCCCGTCAGAAGGGACTATCACCATTGATCTAACTACCTTTACCGGCATCATGGCTTTCGTCACGATGTCAGCTACGCAGTTAGCCAAGGTAGTGCCGTATATTGACACCCATAAGTGGGCTAAAGTCCTATCCGCCGTAGTCATAGGTATGCTGGTTTGTATATTAGCGTGGCTACTAAAGGTGTCTCCATTGCTTATAGGGAGTGAATGGTGGGAGGCTCTATTATATGGAGTGGCTGTAGGTCTCAGTTCTGCCGGTTTCTATGATTTGGTTAAGGCTATAGGATCATTATTCATAAAAAGAATTTAATTCTGTACATAATAATAGCATTTGCTGAGAGACTCATCGTTGTGAAATGATGAGTCTCTATTTTTTTTAAACTATCTTTGTGTCAGAACGAAATTAATTTGATATGAGCAAGTATGTAATCAAGAGGAAGATACCTAAATATCAAGAGGCCGGGGAAGTCACCCCTATTATGCCCGGTAATGTTGTTGGTCTTCAGGGTATTGGAGTGGAGCCTTTGGTTTCGTCTACCCAGATAGGATTTGATATTCAGCAGCCTGATATTAATACCATTGATACAAGTGATTTGAGCGCTTTGGTTGACAGTAATAAGAAGGTTGATAAGTCTGGTAGTACGGATGTTTTTGATTTTACCACCATCCCTTACTATGGCGCTGATGATATAGGGTCTAGATTCACTCAGATGGGTCGTGGTATAGGGCGTATGAGAAGTGAGGGATATGGAGATTTATCCACTAGGGCTAAAACGGCTAATACGATAACCACCATAGCCTCAGGAATTAGTGGTATCATGGGATTGGCTCGTAACGTGGTTTCTGGGATAGCGTCTGAGAAAGGTACTCGTACCAATATCAGGTTGGCTCAGGAGCGTGAGGCCAGACAAAGAAGGCAATCCCAGATGCAGTACAAGGATGGTGGGGGTGTTTATCTAGGGCCTAATAATAGGTTCGATAGCGGAAGCCTTACCGGTGAGTACCTGTATCCGTTACCTAAGTCGATGGAAGATCAAGCCAACGTGGAGGTCGAGAAGGGCGAGTACGTGACGCAGCCCGGAGAGGCGCCGATGGAGGCTATGGGGCAGAAGCACGCCGATGGTGGAACCCCCGTTTCCTTGGAGCAGGGAACGAAGGTTATTACCGACGACACAACCATAGAGCCGGATTTCGCTAAATACATCAGAGATACGTATGGGATCAAAGCCACGCCTAAGGATACGTATGCTACGTTAATGGACAGGTATAAGGCTAAGATCGGTCTTAAATCAGCTTACGATGACCAGGAGAAGGCGTTAGAGAAGTTGAAGAAGAACGATAAGATAGATGATGAGAATACGAAACGTTTAAACGCCTCTGTATTATCTAAGGCCATAAATGATAGTAACGATACGGTTAATGGATTAGAGGGGAGATTTACGGACTTCGCTAATGTCATATACAAGGAGCAGGAAGACCGGAAGATGAAGAAGGATGAGGATACGTATTTCGCCAAGGGAGGTGAGATAGATAACATCATATCCAGATCCATGAAAGAATACGGTCTTACGGAGGAGGATATAGCTGAGGCTAAGAAAGAGCTGCTTAAGAAAGTGGCTGGTATTCGCCAGAAGATGGAGATAGGAGGCACGTCTTTGTTCGGTCGTAAATTAACTTTCCGCCCGATCGAGAATAGGTTCAACAATGATCCTAACTATTTCGGTTATCAGCGCCAAGGAACTGATGGCTCTTATGGAGGTATTAATACGGATGAGAGGTTGAATTATTATAAGACATTCAATCCGGTCGCTTACGATGCTTATATGGGAGCTTCAGAGGGCACTAGGGCTAGGGCGTTGCAAGACGCTATCTACGGTCAGACAAGTAGCTGGATGGGCTTGGCTACGGCTGAGAACCCGATCATCGCCAACGCCGAGGCGCTTCGGGATTACACGGCGCTCGTTTCCTTTGGCGGTGAGGATAGTCAAGGTAATTACCCGGAAGACAAGAAAGCCGCATATCATGATAGGATGAGAGACAATAAATTAGGTTTGTTTACCACATCTCGCCCTATGATCGGTCTAGACGTTGTTACAGAGGAACAGCATAAGGCTCTTAACGATGCCGGTATCACCCATTTTAGCCAACTGTTCTCTGATAAGAACAAGGATGTCGTTAATAAGATACTTGGCGAGGATATGCTTAAGATGCAGGCATTGAGATCCATGAAGGGAATGGAAGGTCTTGATTTTATACTTGACCCTCATAAGGTGGTTCCCGGTCCTATGGATATAGGTGATGTGGAGAATCCTGATGTTAAGCTGGATATGCCTGAGCTGATTGATTCTAATACACTTCCTAAAACCAACACAAATGCCGGTAAGTCGAACGGCGGCAATGGAGGCAGGAATATAGTAGGTGGTGGTCTTGACTTTCCTGAGGTGTTCAGGATGACTCCGGGAGCCGTGACAACGGAAGGTATGGAAAGACATTACGCTCCTACCGTGGATCCGGTGTTGAGATCAGCTGATCAGTATATGGTTGAGGCTAATCGTGCTTTCCAGTCACAATTGGATCAGATGGGTAATGTCCCGGATTCCCAGAGAGGGGCTTTATCTTCCAATTTACAGGCTATCATGAGTTCCAATATAGGTAAGTATATAAATGAGGTAGAACAAGGGAATGTGGCTCAAAGGACTTGGGCTGATAATGTCAACGCTCAGTCATGGGCTAATACTTATGATAAGAATATAGCTCAACGCCAAGCTTACCAGCAACGGATACTACAAGGATTGGCTATAAATGACGAGAACTGGGCTAGGTATTTCGATAGTGTCAATGATGAGATTCAGCAGAAGTGGAATACGGCTACGACCATGAATACATTAAGATCTATATTCGGGGATGTAAAGATCGGTCCTAATGGGCAGCTGATCGCTGATCCTCAAGGAGATATATTGAGTTATAGGAGATTATATCCCGCTCAGGAAGTAACTAAAGGCAAGAAAGGATAAAGGATGGCTTCACAATATAGTATATTAAGGAATTACGGCAAGTACGTATCACCCTACAACATGGATGTCATGATGCAGGGTATGGGATACATGCAGCAGAAGATAGATACCAATCGGCAGGCTATAAACGAGTATGCTGATTATATTATCAATTCTGACATTATAAAACCTCAGGATAGGGAATATCTTCAGAATAGGTTAAATGGATTGATACAGGACGTGAATAACGTGTATCGTAAATCTAATTTGGCTTCTGATGGTATAGCCAGAAGTATACAGGCTCGTCTTGGGGAGGCTCTGGATACCCGTGTGTTGAATGCCATTGCCGGCACTAGGGAGATCCGGTCGTTTAGTGAGAAGATGGAGGATATGAAATTGAATAATCCTAAGATGTATAGTCCTATAAACGAGGCTGAGGCTTTCGCCGATGCTGTGGCATGGATGAATGACGGTCAGGTAGGAACACGTCTTAATCCTATACATTATACTCCTTATACGGATTATCACGCTGAGGTTGATGAGAAGATGAAGAACTTCATCTCCCTTAATAAGGGAAAGAAAGTCAATGTGCCGGTGATTGATGCCAATGGTAACAGGACGGGGGAGATGCGTGAGATGTATATAGATGAAATGAGCTATGCTCAAGTCAGGGATATAGCCATGGCTTCCATATCAGAGAACGGCAAAGCTCAGATGCAACTAGAGGGTAGGTATATGGCTAGGACGAATCCTGACCTATTCAATGTCCAGAGTACCTCTGATTTCCTTAAAGGGTATATTGATGATTTTAGTGCCAAGGAAGAATCTATACGGGCAAAGCTAAAGGGCGTTGGCAATGATAAGGTCAAAAAGGCTAGGTTGGAGTCAGAGCTGGCGGATATCACCAAGCAGAAAAATGATTTCGTGGAGGAGGCTGAGGGCGTTATCGGCAGCAACTACAGTCCGGAGCGGGCCGGCATGTTCATGGTGAGGCAGCAGTTCCTTCGTGGCGTGGGGTTACGATGGTCTTATAATAACTCATACGAGACGCTTGGTGTTGATGATTATTATTTCAAGGCTAATCAACAGATGATGGAGAGGGCTAAGTTCAATGAGACAAAAAGGCATAATCTAGCCATGGAGAAATCCGCTTTGATAAGAGCTAGTAAATCAGGTAAATCGGAGAATGGAAATGGTGGAGGCGATGACATGACCGGTCCCACCGTGGTTACGAAGAGTGCCAATCTTGAAGATGTGAATATAAGCGATGAGTTCATGAATGGATTTATAGCCAATGAAAAGGCGGTGAATACAGGCATGGAGAATTTTGTAAAGTCTCTATCAGACGATGCCAAGAGGAAGATCGACGCATGGGCATCTGATCCTGAGAATAGTAATGTGGTCAAGGATATGGATAGGGGTCAGGTTATCATGACTTATTTTAAGGCTAATGGTGGATCCACGAATACACTTCTTGATTATAATGGAAAGGATAGTTATATAAAGCTTCTTGGGTTAAATAACCAAAGGAATAAGTATAGTAAGATTAATGAGGGTTTCAATAAGGCTGAGAATACTGTTTTGGATGGTGTTGATGCTATAATTGAGAAAGAGGCTAGATCGTATGAAGGATCAGGTATAGACATTAGTTACGGATTTGGCACATTCAATCTTGGGGATATTAACAATAATGGTGATAAGGTTTTTGATATAGATGGCATAAACGATATAACATTAGACGATTGGGCTAAGCTATCTGCTTATAGTTCTTTGCTAAATGATAATATAAACGTTGTTAATAGTAATATTCAAGGGGAAGCGCCATACGTATCGGTAGATTCAGGTCAGTCAAGTATTATTATGGATCGTTTGAATGATCTTATGGGAACGTCTTTGTCGCTTGATGATATTGAATCTATAATGTCTCTTGCCGTATCTGGGGCTAACAAGAATAGGCATATCGAGGAAATAAAAGACAGGTTTGCTGGGGATAATAGAGCGATCGCTGTCGCTACCGCTATATATGACGAAGCGCATAAGGAAAGAAATGATTTATTAAGGCATAAATGGAGCCGTGGAGATTTGGGTAGGTTAAATGATGACGCAAAGCGTGCTGGCGAGGATTATTTAAGGCAATATCGTCATGAGTACGCCGAGCGTGAGTATATCTTTTCCGGTGATTATCCGTCTAAAAGCAAAGCCGAGTATGATTATATAAAGATTAGTGACCTATTTACCCGTGGTGGTGGTTTTATTCCTAAGGATAAGGATAATGCCAATACGAAGATAACGTTTACCATATCCCCTATAGGTGATGGTAAGTATCAGATCATTGGCAATAATGGAGGTGATGGTAGATCCGTTATTGAGGTAAGCGAGGCTGATCTGGCTGCCAATGACCTTGCTTTCTATAAAGAGGATGTAAATATTCCATCCGAGACCTACGACTCTGGTGTTGTATCTATATCGTTCGCTAATTCAAGTGATAACGCTTATGGGAAGATGGCTAAGTCATTGCAGGTGGCTCCATTCGCTTACGCCAGCGGGGCCAAAGATATGACAATGCCTTATATAGATATGTTTACGAATATAAATGACGGTAATATCAGGAAGAATCAGATGATGATCGCTACTGACGTGTTGTTTGATAACGCTTCCATGTACGAGTTAAGGGCTTCAGGATATAAGTACAATAATGGATCTTCTGGCATAAATGTGGATATATATGGTAAGGGGAAAGCCAGTAAGGGAGATACCCCGTTGTATTCTATAGACCTAGATGGCGTAGCTTACGCTGACGAAGTAGCCAGAAAGATTGATTTTTGTCCTCAGTATTATTTGACTATGGCGTGGCAACAGATACTTAGTAAGGAAAATGAGGTGTATTGGAGGAGTGAGGGCAGATCGACTACCGATGACTTCGAGAGTTTCATCTCCCCTATAGCCAGTATCATTGATCAAGAGATAAAAAACAGAAATAGTGGAAATAATGGAAATAATGGAAACCGGTAATAACGTTCCTGATGGAAAGAAATTGGCCGAAAGATATGGCTATCCTACAATGGGTGTTGATGCCACTAGGGCCATTGGTACGAATACCTACGATATACCGGATCGTGATTTGCCTCCCGTGCTTGATCCGTACTCTGCTTCGGAGAGATCAAAGTCGCAGATACCATCATTGTCGGAAAGGATTAAGAATACCGTTAAGACAAATTATTATGATGATATAAAGCATATGTCCCCATTGGGATATATGGCATCTGACCAAAGCTATAAGGGTAGGTTTAACCTTACAGGTCCGGAGATATCGTTGGAGGATTCAAGATATCGACTCAGTAGCGGTACTTGGATACCTAAATACGAGTCTTATATTCCCGGCGTAGATAACGACACGCGTCTATCTAGGAGCCAAGGTAGGACCGAGAAATGGATGAGAGGATTGGGTAAGCTGGCGGGTAAGACTGCTTTATACGGATTAGGCGGCGTTATCCAGCCTTTTTATGGTATTTACGCCGGTGTATCCAGAGGTAATTTTAACGCCGTATTTGATAACGATTTCACGAGATGGCTGGATGATCAGGATAAGAAGATGGATTATGGTCTAGCTCATTATTACAATCGAGAGGAGCGGGATATGAATTTTCTTCAGAGCATGACTACGGCTAATTTCTGGTCTAACGATTTCTTATCCGGTCTTGCTTTTACCGCTGGTGCCATGTTATCATCAGCTGTATATTCCGGTGCTGGATTGATGAACTTAGCTCGTACGGGAGCTAGGGCAGGCGTGGCTTTGGCTAGGATAGGCAAAGCGGCTTCGGATACCAAGAAAGCGTTCGGCGTTTACCTTAGGGCCGCCCGTGCTGGACAGAGGATAGGCAAGGGGCTGGACACCCTCGCTTTCCTTGGTACATCTACCTCATGGGAGGCATCTGTCGAAGCTAGAAGCATGTTGATGGAGGCTGAGGAGAATTTCAGGCAGTCTTACCGTAACGCTTATGGAAGGGAAGTCCCATATGAGGAGCTTATGAAGTTCAGGGCTGACAACGCCGATGCCGCTAATGCCGTATTTGGCGCTAATGTCGGTATATTGTCATTATCCAATATAGCTATGTTCGGCGATATGTTCGGCATGGATCTTGGCGTGGATAAGTTCATAAAACGCAATATATTTGGCGTAGGCGCCGAGAGGATGGATAACGGGACATTAAGGGTCATAACGCCTAAGAAATGGCAGAAAATAGCCGGGAATACGTTCAATATCATCAAACGCCCGGTATCTGAGGGTCTGTATGAGGAAGGTCTTCAGGGAGTGGCTAGTAAATCCGCCGAGGATTGGGTAGAATCAAGATACAATCCTATGGCTATCCGGCAGAATATAGGCTATATGGAGGCTATAAAGAACGGGTTCAAGGAGACTTACGGATCTAATCAGGGATGGAAGGAAATCGGCATCGGTATGATTATCGGATCGGTTATGGGAGGAAAAACTATTGGTGGTATAAAGGAATGGAGTCAAGACATGTCCCGGAACAAGGGGATGGTGGAGGTCTACAACACCAATGCCGGCGCCTTGACTACCTCCGCTATCCGTGCTATTCGTGGCAGTATGGCTCTTAACGCTCAATTATCAGGCTTAAGTACGGATAATAACGCTGACGATATACCTAATTCTAGAATCGTAGATAAGACTTTTAGTGATGCCGTATTCAACCGTCTTCGTTATGATCAGGAAATGGGGATGTTAGATGATACTAAGGAGAATTTCAAGACAGTCATCGAGTCTATACCTAATAGCGATATAGCCTCCGATATGAATATGACAGATGAGCAGGTAAATGAGTATAAGTCCAACCTTATCAGTGAGTTCAATAAGAAGGTTGATAATTTTACTATGGCCAGCAGATTTGCCGACTCCCTTACCGATGGTATATCCAATAGATCATTTAACACCTATATCTCCAACATGGCTTATAACGGTCTTGAGGCTAAGGATAACTTGGATGATATCGCTAATCAGTTAGGAAGGATATACAATACGGATATAGGACCTGCTTTAGATATATATTCTCGTCTTAATCCTGATTCGAGTAGGGATCTTGAGAAACTCAGGAAGCTTACAGATGATATACAGAAAATGGAGAAGAATGTTTTGAAGCTTCAGCAGAGTGTCACATCTAAGGAAGCTCTTGAGTCTGATAAGGTCAAGTTAGCCAAGGAGAATGATAGACTTCTTAAATTGACGGAGGATAGGATTGCTTTGGAGAGGAGATTAGCTACGTTAGTTAACTCAGAGACAGATATATCTAAGCTGTTATTAAACAGGGATGAATCAAGGATCAGCGCCGCCGACCTTATGGCAGCTTATGAGACTATAGTCGGTTTTGAGAATGCCGTATCTATCCGTGGGGTTGATAATCATAAGGAGGCTATGGCGTTGCTTAGCGAGTATCGTCATAATCTTGTGGCTTATAAGAATATAAACGAGTCACTTCGTCGTATGCGTGACAGAAGATTCATCCGGGCGCAGGAGCGCGGGTTCATGAAGATATTATCGAACGCATGGGGGAAGACTTATGAGGAGGATGACAGCAAGTATGATTTCAGGAATACCGATGATCCTGATGCTAATTCCCTTTATGCCAATGATCAGGCCATAGATAAGGCTTATCAAGATGGTCTTATAGGAGAGGACGAGGCATTTATGTTCAAAACCTATAATCATATGATCGCCAGATCTATGGAGAATGACATCAAGGCTGATGAGGGCGGTATCGTTGAGAATGTACCTGATAATGAGGATATCATAAATCCTTCTGATGATAGAATCAATAATATAGCTATAAAGATATGGAACGGTAATGAGGATATCTTATCTCCTAGGGAGAGGCAGATATATGATAATAATAAGGATCGTATCAATGATCTTGTAAATGGGTTTGGCGATAATCCTATAGCTAGGCTTAATAAGATTAGGTCAATGATAGATAGGTTAAATACCAACGATAACGTCTTAAATAACATCAGAGATACTATTGATGATATCATAGATATAAACATTAATGGTCTTGATCAGGATCAGGTTAAGGGGGCTATACAGACTTACAATGATCTTATGAATGATATTGACAACGGGAATGAAGTTGATCAGGATAAACTTAATGAGGCTATTGATATTATCAATAATTATTCTGATGATCCTCTTCTTCAATTCGTGGAATGGATGAGGCTGTATAATAATGGAAGTATGGTTGTCAAGGATTACGATAAGTCTATACCTATGGGTGATGTTCTCACGGAGAGCGAACCCGGGACATCCACCGGCAGGACGGAGGTCAACGCCGCCCAGAATCCGGTGGTGTTGATGGCTCAAAAGAGGGAGATCAGTGGGGTCATGTATTATGAGGTAGGAGGGATGAGGCTTGACAGGTTTATGGCGGGATCCGGGCTTAAGGCTCTCGTCACGCCCGGTGAATATGTTATGGATGATAAGATGGTGATGGATTTTACTGATGGGACGAACATGTTCAGCGTTATTGAGTCCAAGAATCATTCAAGATGGATGATTAGTGAGGATGACGCTCAGGCTTTCGAGAACGCTACCGGTGTCATACTGGGGCGGCAGACCGCCTTATCGACCTCCAACTGGTTCATGGTGTATCGCAAGGGTCAGGATGGGTCTATTGTCCCTTATTATACGGGTGATACGTTTGGGTCTAATAACGAGTCGGTGAATCAGGAAGCAGCGGCTAGCCTTCGCAAGGGTGATATGGTAAGGTTTAAGATGGATATGTCAGATCCATACACCAAGGGACTGTATGATAAATACAATAGACTTAACGCCGTTGATCCTAATTCTGATGAGACTAAGTCGGCTTACAGAGAGCTGGTTGATAATATGGTTATTAAGATCGTGGATAGTGATGGTAATTTTGTCTCGGTGCTAAAAGCCAATGATCCAGACTCAAAAGGGAGTAACGCTGATTTAAGGAGTATGGCCTTTGAGTTGTATAGGGATAATGTGGGATCTGTCGCTGGCGAGATTGATATACCGTTCGTAGGCGCAGTCACCAGTGTTTTGCCAGGAAGACCTAATTTTAGCATAAGTGATGATAATGGTACGTTGATGGTATCCGAAAATGACTTTACCAATGAGACGGTTGGTAAGGTCGAGAGCGTAGGATATATAGAGAACGGGGAGGTTACGATGAAGGATAATATTAGGTATAACATATTCCCGTTCTGTACGGCTATCGTTAGGGACAAGTATGGTAATTATAAAAATTCGCGTATCCCGGTTGTAGCTATAAAGACAGGAAATGGAAGAAATTACCTGTACCCCGTAAGATTGAAAAATCAGGATATATCATCATTCTCATCCATGATCGGATCGATGGCTGATAGGATTATGGAGGGTCTAGGCGGAGGCGTAAGTATTGATGATATAATGGATCTTAATAACGCTATAGCCAGATCCGGGTTGGATAATAAGACATATATGATTCCGTTGACGGGAGACGTGGATGTTATCAAGAAACGGCTAGGGGCTGTCAAGGAAGCGGCTAGTAAGATGCCTATGACTACTGACGTAAGAGGGTGGATAGGCGATTCCAGGACTAAGGAGGATATTTTGATGAATGACGTTACGATCAACATCGATCTTAATAACGATCCTTTCATAGCCCCTAAGTTTAGGATGAGTATCAGGAGGGATGAGACGTTCTTCGAGGATACGGAGACCCCGTTCGGCAGCCCGTCTGACCTCCAATCGGGGTCCGCCTCGCCTGCGAAGGCTGCTGAGGATAGGTCTTTGGTTTCCGACGGTAACGTAGTATCCGGAGAAAACGAGGCGGAAAATCCTTGCTAAATTAAATATCTTGACTTATCTTTGCGGCGTCAGTCCATCACCTGACGAGTAAGATATTTAAAAGTTGGTCCCTGTCGGGTGTGTGATGGCCCCGGTGGGGACTCTTTATATTATGCAATTAGATGCTTTTTTACACCGGAAAATTATGCAAGACCTACGCATCCAGCGAGTAAAGGTCTTGATGATGTTATACACCAGTAACTATTTTGTCGATGTCAGACAAAAGCAGTTGCTTGATCATACATACGCTTTAAGCAGGGATCAGGCTTTTGACTATATGACTGAGTTCAATAAAAGGCTTAGTGATAAGGTTGGTATAAAATGTACGATGGATGTACTTCTGCCTACCGATGATGATAATGCTAATATCATAATCGAGCACAATGGCATCATCAAGAAGCTGATGAGAGAGGCTGAGAAACTAGAACTTGATACTGATGCTATCAAGGTCATGATGCGTGATCTTCTTGGTGAGTTGAAGGATGATATTGATCTTAATATCCTGATATTTGACGTAAGCCAGTTACTTATAAAATACAATCTATTTAGGTTGGAGGCTATAACCGAGCAGGAGTTCAAGAACTCTTTTGTCAGAATGGATAGCAGGAATATGGAGATAAAGAAACTAACTTTATCTGATATCAAGAAGGTGGTGATGATGATGGAGGATAGGTATGATTATGCATTGTATATGACAGAGGAATATAATTGATTACATTTTTTGTAAAAATATATCCTGTTTGTTTGTAGTTTCAAAATAAGGTCTTATATTTGCGGTGTCTATCCGTTGCTAGACCAGAAGAAGATATTAATATCGCTTAGGCGTAGGCGATAAATGAGAGTCGCCAGTGGAGTAACGGACGCTGGTGGCTCTCGTTGTTTTTATATTATGGATAATAATTTAAAATTGTTTGAGAATCCTGATTTTGGGGATGTGAGAGTATTGTTGGATGAGAAGCATGAACCATGGTTTGTAGGTAATGATGTAGCTAAATGTTTAGGGTATGCAGATCCTAGGGATGCTGTAAGAAGGTTGGTAGATGACGAGGATTGTAAAATGCTGAGATTGTCAGAAGATAGGGAGGCCTACGATTTCACCCCTATTCACAATCAATATGTTAGCCAGATAAAGATTATTAATGAGTCTGGTATGTATACTTTAATTATGTCATCTAAGAAGGAGTTCGCCAAGAAATTTAAAAGATGGGTAACATTGGAGGTTCTTCCTTCTATTAGAAAAACAGGTTCTTATTCTATGCCATCTAACAATATGCCATCAAAGAATGAACTTCCATCTGATTATATAGAGGCATTAGAGGCTTTGCTTAAATCGGAAAAGGAGAAGCGTGCGTTAGCTGAGGCGAAGAAAGCGGCAGAGGAAGCCAAAAGGATATCTGATAATATCATTAAAGAACAAGCTCCTATGGTTGAGTTCGCTAAGACAGCCGAAATAGCCCAAGAGACAGATATGTTGATCAGAGAGGTTCGGGAGAAGTTGGAGGCTCATGGTTATGATATAGCGGAGAAGAATCTTCGTATATTGCTTGAGGATAATAAGTTCTTCGCTAAAACCGGTAAAAGATGGTTGTTATCCCAAAGGATGATAGATCGTGGTTATGCTCGTTACAGATATCGTGATGACGATGAGTTTTATGGAACTAACACTGTTTATGTGACTCCTAAGGGATTCCAGTGGATCGTGTCTAAGATATCTAGGGAATGGATGTCTAGGTTCTTGGAATTAAAAGGTAGGGTTCTCAGTAGATCAGATAAGGATATTTTCGCTAAACGATAAACTCCATTTTTTATAATTTAGGATTGAGTTTTTGCCTGTCCGTGAGGATCGGCAAAAAGATTTGTACTTTTCGGAGAAACATAAGGTTTGTTATTATTGTTATTTGGCTCCCGTCCGCTCGTGAGAGTAGGCGGGATTTTTATATCTTTGTGTCAAAACGATTTAGTAATGGGCAGATCTTGTTATGTTATAAAAAATAAGGAGGGTGGGATAGATAATGTCCTTGCCCCGAACGACCAACCATCCGGGTTATACCAAAGGGCTATGGAGGTGCTGGGCGACCAGAAGCAGGCCTTATCGGTCTGGGGTACGGCCTACTCCACCGACTTCGTGTCTTTCTTTGGCGATTGGATGTCCATGCCATCGGAATATGACCTAGATAGTAACGGGGAACCTAGGTATGATGATGTCATGTCCTTTATCAAGCGGAAGAACTATTTCGCTGGCAATTTCATGGCCGATGAGGTTAAGGATATCAATAACACCCTTACTTCCTTGGGAGTCGATAATATCAACGATCTTAATGATATGATCATATCCAATTTCCTCTCCGGTGGTGATATATTTCTCAATAGGTACAATCTTGAGCGATCCGGGATGTATGACGCCGATGAGATTGATAATATCATGACCAACAGATCGGCGTATGAGCGGGTAAGGGATATGATGAGGAGGATTGTCGATTTTATGTCTGACGGGGATCTTAATGAGAAGGATATGTATTTCCTATCCTCCGAGTCAGGCCTTGGTGATGATTATATGATATATGAGGATACATATGACTCGTTAGGAAAGAGAAGGGGCTTGAATCCAATAGAGGTAAGGGATACGATCATGAGGGCGGTAGGCGGTATCAGCGACCGCCGGGAGTTCGATCAGGCTTTCGCCTCCATCCCATACCCTTCCTTGGCACTCCGGTATCAGGAGGATCAGGATTACGCAGATCGGATGTATGACACGTATCGTAATATGACCCGTATGGAGGTTCGGAGTCAGGACGGAAATACGATTACCGACTCGTACTTCAATAGTACCACACCGTATATCAGTATGCCTAAGGATATGAAGGGTCTAAGGGATAAGGTTGGGGAGATAATCGACATGGATGATTTTAAGGACATCAAGGACGTTTCCGGACGTCTGTATGACATAGCTATGGATCTTGCCGACATGGGCGTGGATATAAGCGAGGCGATCAGCGATGAGATGGTTATATCCAGACCGGAGGATATCCGTGATCTTATGGCGTCGCTGGATGTCATGTTATCTTCCATACAGGCCGGCAATTCGGTATACGATAGCTTTATCTCCGATCTTGATAGGATAACAGGAAAAGGGAATCCGATATACGAGGTTCAGGATACTTATTCTACCGGTGATAGGATGGTGTATGTAAGGTCCGGGAATACATCCCCTTCCGATATGTATGATAGGAGCATGTTGTATATGGGTAGGAATACGTACCACAACACAGCCCCGATAACCGACACCGATCAGGCCTATGAGATGTTGGCCGATATCGGGATAGAGCGGCCCTCGTACTTGCCGGCTGGCGTGGTTCCTGCCGGGGCTTCTCGATCCGATATTGACGTGATCAAGGATAACATAAAGAAGCTAGTTATGTCCAACATCTCATCCTCGAATACTGAGAACATGATCCTTACTAGATTAATATATCAGCATCCCGTAACCCCTAAGATGGATGATGTCGATATTGATCGGGAGTTCAGGAGATACGAGGCTAGGCAGGGAAAGGATCGTGATTTTATCAAATCCTGTACATCGTTGAGGAAGATCCAGATCAAGGAAAGGTTAAAAAAATCGGATTTATATAATAATGTCTTACGTTTCCTTGATTTTAATGGATTTTATAATGTATCTTTGAACCACCATGACAGAAGTACGTTAAAAAGCATGGAGATGTCGTTTCCGGAAGGTCAGGTAAGGGATCTTCTGTTTGACGTGGCTATCGAGTCCGGTGACAGTAGCATGAGAAACCTTTTCTATCTGGATAGACAGGATAGGATGATGGATGCCGGGTTTTATAGGTATCTGTACCAAAGGAATCCGGGCCTGCTCCGGGAGGTCAACGGCGGCGTCGAGGCGAGACCGGACGGTTCGTTCTTGGCTCGTGGAAGGTATGATGATTTCGTGTCGTTCCAATCCGGCTTATATGAGAAGATAGGTGAGACGGTTGATGGATCAATATATAGGTTCGTCGATGATCTTATATACTCCGATCCATCATCATATCAAGAAAGCGTGGTACGAAGGATGGGTGATGTTACGGTAAGGAGTGACGATAACCGCCTGTCAAGGATAGAGGATAATCCTTCATCCAGTAAGATAGTTAATGAATACACTGCTAATACAAATAAGTTGATGCGAGATTTTTCGTGTAGTTAATCTCTCTTTGACGTCGTGAGACGTTTTCTTTCGAGCATTGAAACATTGGATTTTATAGATTTGCGATGAATCCGGGTCGTAGTGATACGCTCCGGATTTTTTGTCTTGTATCGGTTCTTATTAATCCCATTTACAAGACATGACGTACTTTGATGATAACACATATCACGATCTTAGGCCTGTTAATTTTTGAACTTTGTAACGCCCACTATCAGGTGGGGTTATTATTAATTCAAAAATAAATAGACATGGGTACAAGTGGAGACAAAATCGTGCTGTTAGACGGCATGGGTTCCGGGAGCGGTAGCGCCGCTAATGGTTTATTATCTATGATTCCGGGTATGTTTACCAGCCTTTTGGGTGGTAATAAGATGGATCCGAATTTAGTCGCTGCGTTGATGAACGGTCGTAACAACCAAGACCAGTTCGGAGGGGCTAACGGTTGGTGGTTGTGGATCATTGTCCTGTTCTGGTTATGGGGCGGACGTGGTTTCGGAAATGGTTTTGGTGGTAATGGAAATGATTGTTGCGCTAACGGTCTTCCGGCTCAATTGAACAACGACTATGGCCGTGAGCTACTGATGCAGGCTATCCAAGGTAACAGAAGCGCTATTGATCAGATCTCTAACGCCCTTAACTGTTCTACCTCTCAATTACAAAACGCTATCTGTAATGTACAAGGCGCTATTGATAAGGTGGCTGGTCAGGTAGGTATGACATCTCAAGCCGTTATCAACGCCGTACAGCAACAAGGATGTGAGATCGGTAACCAAATTAGCTCTTGCTGCTGCAATTTGCAAAGCGCTATGGCTAGTGGTTTCAATAACGTTCAACATTCCTTGGATACGATGGGTTGCAATATCCAGAACGCTATCACACGTCAAGGGTATGAGAATCAGTTGGCTATCACCGGTCAGACGAACGTATTGCAGAACAATTTGACTAACGGCTTCAATAACGTTATTCAATCCAATCAAGCCCAGACGCAAGTGTTAGCCGCTAAGATAGATGCCCAAACGCAGATTATCAATGACAAGTTCTGTCAACTTGAGATGCGTGAGATGCAGAATACTATCCAACAGCTTCGTGAGGAGAAACAGGCTTTGGCTACTTCCGCCATCACCCAACAACAGACACAGAACATCGTTAGCCAGTTAGCTCCAAAGGCTCCGATTCCGGCTTACGTCGTACAGAACCCGGGCTGCTGCTATGCTCCTACCGTAAGGGTGGCTAACGAATGTGGATGCGCTTGCGGCACTACTAACGCCGTATTATAAGAAAGGGGGACAATATGGCTGATTTCAGAGGATATATGATCGGCTCATTCGCCTCCTACCGTCTTGATAGGGGAGGTATCTCGGTAGTAGCCACTACTGGAAAGGTATCTGACGCTTCTGCGGCCGAACCTACGGTTGATTTTGGCATCAATCCGTGTCAGTGGAACTCACTGCCTCCAGAGGGGATATTGTTATGGAAAGTCCGTCATCCGGTAACTGAGACCGAGGCTGATTATCCGGCCACGATCGTTCTCCCGTCCGGCTTATCCACCACCACCCCTGTTACGGTATCCAACGCCGGTGTTATCGTCAACAAGACACCTATAGTTGATAAGGTTGGGGCACATATGACAGGGCAGGATATTACGACTCCCGTGGCATCTGGTGACCCTGTAGTAGGGGCTTACACCGAGCATCTCGTGTATTACAACAAATGCACCGGCGTGTTCAGGATGTTAGGTCATACGGCTACGGCCCCTAGTGCGTGAATTTACTAAGAAAGAATAGGGAGGGTAACCTCCCTCCCATTAAAAAAAGATCGTTATTATGTTTAAGGATTTAAAGAAAGGATATCAGGTTTATACGTTGGACACCTCAGGGGTTCCTAAATTCTTTATGGGTACGGTGGTTAACGTCTCGGAACCTAGGTTCGCCCAATCCCAGCTAGGTCAGTACCAGCAGCTGCAAGATCGGGTTATGGACCTTACTATAGAGGTGGACGGGAAGTCTATGACATACGTAGTTCCAGAGAATCAGAACGTGGCTATGGCCAACGGCATTACGCTAGCCTGCTCCGTGGATCCGATAATGAACCACTTGAACGCCATGAAACGAACCAGTACGGATATCGTGAATAGCGTGGATAAGAATAAGGAGATCATAGAGGCATGCGACAGTATCTTGGAAGATATCAATCCCACTTTTAAGCAGACTAAGGATCAAGACCGAAAGATTAAGAATCTTGAGGAGAAGGTCGATAGGATGGGGTCTTCTTTCGATGAGTTAAAAGAGTTGTTAATTAAAAAATTAGGTTAATATGAGAGTTATAGATTTAGGCAATGGCCAAGAGGAATATGATGATGAGATCTATGATCGAAGAGGCGGTAGAGGACGCTCCCGTCGTTCTGATGGCACGTACATGGGTTATGATGGCGGGGTATATGACCATTATGGCAAGGATCGTGACGGGATGATGGAGGAGCTGGAGCGTCGTGAGCGTAATCTTGAGAGACGTGAGAGGGAGCTGGAACGTAACGAGCGGGAGCTTGAGAAACGTCAAAAGCACCATGAGCGGGAGGACGAGATGTATCGCAAGGGCTGGTTCGGCGAGCGTGAGATCCGTGACGAGTACGATAGCATGGATCCTTACATGCGTAGAAGTCGTAGAAGTCGTTACTACTGAGGAGCAGACGCTGATGACCCGGATTATAAGTGGTACATAGACACCCATGGATATCACTTTTCCAAGGAGTTGGCTAGGGAAGCCGCCGACAAGATGCTTAACGCTGACGGATCCAAGAGAAGATGGACGATGGAGGACGCTAAGCAGATGTTCGATAAATGCGGGGCCAAGAAACCTGATAACGCCACTTGGGGAGATATCCAATACCTGTTCGCTATGTTCTATAGCGACTACTTTCCTAAGGTATTGGATTGCGACCAGAAAATAGTCAAGGCTGTCTTGGCTTATCTGGAAGACCCTGACGCCCCGGAAGGGACGGCGTTCGTAAGGTATCTGGCGGTGCGGTGCTTCGTCGGTGACACAATCAAATGGAGTGAGATGATATGATTTGATACAACGTTGGAAGAACCCTGTCGGCGATAGAATACCGATAGGGTTTCTTTTTGATCGTAGCCTTATTATGATTACATTTGTTCGAGGTAGATCTTTTGTTCATAGGAAGGGTGGGCGGGAATGAAAAAAGGCATCCTCACGGACACCCTTCCCCTTTGGTTGAAAATCACTTAAAACATTATGAGTTACTACACCGCAAATATAGATAATTAAATACAAACTGCAATGGGTAAGGGGTATTATTGGATAGAGCCAGTGGATCAGACGTTAAATGATTTCCAGTTTTATAAGGCACGTATCGTAGGCGATCCTGAATATGACGAGAGACATCATCGAGTTATATTGAGAACTGATAAGTATTTCCCTGTTGGAAGTATCTTCCATGTCTTAAAAGACCCAGAGATGTTTGTTATAGATAGGAAGTTTAAGACATGGGGGAATAAGTATGTCGTTAAGCCTTGTGAGGGTGAATGGGAATGGGAATCTGTCCAGAAACTTAAAGACAAGGCTATTATATTCCGTAGCGGATTCCTGCACGGGGACGGCAGTTTTTGACACTTACCCGTATCTCCCCCCCCCCTCGATTTCTTGGTATTTATGTATATAACTATATTTGAGCAAAAAATAAGTTTGATATGGAAGATTTTCAAGGTAAATACAATGGTAAGCAGATAGATCAGCTTTTGGATAAGGCTAATGATATTGATCTTACCAAATATGCTCTTAAGACGGATAATGCCCCTACCGCCACGAAATTACAGGCGGCTAGGACCATAGCGCTGTCCGGGGCTGTTACCGGTAGTGTCTCATCGGACTTCGGAGGCAACGTAACTATCTCCACGACATTGGCCAATTTTGATGCCTCTAAGATCGCGTCCGGAACCATCAGCATAGATAGGTTACCTAAGGCGGCTTTGGAGAGATTGGTCGTGGTAGCTAATGATACGGCTAGATTCGCCCTTACCACCGCTACGGCTCAAAGTGGTGATACGGTAAAGGTCACGTCTACAGGTAAGATGTATCTGATAAAAGACGAGTCTAAATTAAACAGTGAGGATGGGTATGAGCCTTACACGGCCAGTCAGGCTTCCTCCGTGCCTTGGTCCGGGGTTACGGGCAAACCAAGTACCTTCGCCCCTCCCACGTCCTCCGCTACCGTTCTTGGCGGTATTAAGGTAGGATATACGACTTCCGGGAAGAACTATAAGGTACAACTGGATTCGTCCGGCAACGCTTACGTCAACGTTCCATGGACTGACAATAACACTACATACTCACAGGCCACGAGCGATAATCTGGGTCTTGTTAAGATCGGGTACTCAGCTAATGGGAAGAATTATCCGGTAGCTCTTGACGGAAATGGTAAGATGTATGTTAACGTGCCTTGGACGGATACCAACACGACATACACCAATATGGGAGCCGCTTCTGCCTCAGCGTCGGGAAAGGCCGGCTTGGTCCCCGCACCTGCCGCCGGAGCGCAAGCCAAGTATCTTCGTGGTGACGGGACATGGCAAACCCCTCCTAATACCACATATAGCAACATGGGTGGAGCGACGTCCTCAGCCGCAGGATCGGCGGGATTGGTACCCGCTCCGACTGCCGGCAAGCAAACCTCTTTCCTTCGTGGCGATGGTACGTGGGTGGTTCCGACAAATACCACATACGCCAAGGCCAATACCACGACATTAGGATTGGTGATGATCGGATATACTGAGAACGGTAAGAATTATCCGGTAGAGCTGGATAGTAGTGGTAAGATGTATGTCAACGTGCCTTGGACGGATACTAATACAACGTATGGTGTTGTAGGAGCTAACGGGTCCACAGGATTGGTCAAGAACGGCAGTACCGTGACAAACGCCTCTGGATATACGGCTTGTCCTATTGTCGGTGGTATCCCCTATTATAAGGATACGAATACTACCTACGCCAACATGAAGGCGGCTACGGCCTCGGCGGCTGGTGCTGCGGGATTGGTACCGGCCCCAGCCGCTGGCAAGCAGGCATCTTTTCTTCGCGGTGATGGAACGTGGGTAGTGCCTACCAATACCACATACGGATTAGCCTCTACTACAGCTAACGGCTTATTGAGACAGCTTAATGGAAGCACATCCAGTTTCATGCGTGGAGATGGCACTTGGGCTACACCTCCTAACACGACATACGCCGTAGCCAACGAGTCTACTAACGGGTTGATGGCGGCGGCTGACAAGAAGACCATAAACAGGCTTATAGGAGTTAATACGGTCACGACATTAGCTCACCTGCCTATTAGCAAGAGAAGTATCACGGCTACGTTATCAGCCGCTACCACCCTATCCGTGCAGTCAGGGATGCAGGTAGGGGAGGAGCTGATGATCAGGTGTGTACCCTCAGCGGCTTTCACCCAAGCGATACCTAATTCCGGGGATTATGTCAGCATGAGCGGAACTTCTATAACCACTACGGCTAACAAGCCTTTCGAGATAAATATCTGGTGTTACGCTTCAGGCAAGTATAGCATCGCCGTTAAAGAATAAGATTAATAAGCTATGAGTTTTACATATATAAACAGGGAGATATATCCCAAGATGTTGGTTCAAGATGAGCCTCTTGACGATAATTACGCCAAGGGCTATAGTTATGATGATTACTCCAAAGGTATTCCCGCCCCATGGATAGAGCTTGGGGAGGAGCAACTGGCGTTCAAGGAGGCTAATCCTAAAGCTACTGTCAAGGAGATTATCGAGGCTAAGCTGGATGAGTCAAGGCTTCTTAATGAGGAGAAATCAGTTAAATACGAGGAGATAAGAACTTATGAGACCGGAAATCTATATGAGTTCTTCTTGGATGATCAGAATATCTATATTCCTGAACATGATAGACGTAACGCCTTGTCTGATGGGGCTATAGCTGGCAAGATAACGATCGTGGGTCTGGAATTCGATATAACGGAAGGCAAGATCTTGATCGGGATGATGGATAAGTATGATAATGATCTTATGTCGGCGTTAGGGGACAAGCAAAAGCAGATCAATCTAGCCACTACCGTAGAGCAGGTAAGGGCTATTGATGTCCAATCCGGATATCCAGACAAGATAAGTGTCACCACAGCATACGTCCAGCAACAGGCGAAGGAGAAGGACGCCTCTGATCCTCAGAAGGTGGCTGTAAAATTTTCTAGAATGGTGGTTAATAATAAAGACTTATCCTTATCCTCTAACGATAAATTGGATGTTAAGGTCCTATTCCCCATATGGGGACAAGAAGGGGCGGAGTTCGGGCTATCCGTGGATACCGGATTTTGTCTTAGGGTGGTTAAGGAGGATACGGATATCCTTTATGAGGTTATCCAACAACATACGCTGTCGGAGGAATGGGAACCCGGACTAAATACGGCTTCCTTGTATAAGGTTATTGATAAGGAACATGCCGGTACTATAGGGGATCCTATCCCGTATTTCCCTCCAATGGAGATATTCAAGGATAAGTATTACATTCAGAACGCTGATGTGTATAAGTGTACTAGGGATAGCGGAACTCCTCTCAGCCATAATCTACAGGATTTAATAGGTCTGTACGTGGAGCGGGTGTAGCCGTAGTGCGATCTACCCCCCCCATATTTTATGGCTAACATTATATAAGTTATTTTTGGCATAATAAAAGGACATTTATAAATATATTTAAGTATGGCATCACAAAAATTCGGTTTCGTAACCGTAGACCCGGTATCAGGATCAGGAGATCAAGCGGTTAATTTCTCCGGTGATAAACACACCGGTCGTCTTCAACGCACTATCAACCTTACGGTCACCACGAACGGCGGGGCTAAGAAGGCGTTGGTAGTTAATCAGGCAGCGGCTGCTGAGGTGGTAAGATCAGACAGCCCTAACGCTTCCGTACAAAAGACAGGTGGTAATGTTACCATCACCGGTAAGTCTAACAGTACTAAGCTTACGTTCGCGGTCACGCCGGCTGAGGAGAACGGGCTTACGTTACAGCTCCCGGCTAACTACACGGCGGCTGGAAAGACTACGGCTAACGGAGCGATTATCGCCGACGATCCCGGAGCCGCTGGCGAGTTCGTTTGGAGCATCACGATCTCGGACGTACCGGCCAACGTCACGATCGAGGAACTGACAGCTACATTGAAGGTAACTGCCGCTGGTGGCCAGATAGCCAACGTGACGGTAACGCAAGCCGCTGGAGACTCTACTATTGAGCTTGACAAGGAGACTATTAACTTGGATGTAAATGGTACTCAACAGACGGTTAACGTAACATCTAATGACAGCTGGACATGGGCGCAAGCTGCGGCTAGAACCGTATTGAGAATGATGGGACGATAATCAGTTTCTTTTCGCTTACTCAGACCCCGATCGACTAAAGCCGGTTGGGGTTTATTTGTTTTGCTATCTTTGCAATAGAACAAAAATAATACAACTATGGCTAATGATTTGAATATTAATTGGAAGGACGGGGTAGGTGAGGTAACGGACCAGCCTCTTACCGTCAGTCCGGGGTCCGGGGCCGGAAGCGCCCCCGTTTCCTTTGGCTCGGTGATGAACAACGGTCTTGATCGGACTCTTGAGCTGGAGATAACAACTCCAAAAGGTGTTAAGAAGACGCTCACGGTGAATCAGGAGGGATGCCGGCAGGCTTATATCACGAGCGACGGCAAACGATGGCTGACTAGCGACAATCGGGTATATGGGGTTTTGAAAAGCGATGCTCCATGCGAATGCACGGGTGATTGCCCTTGATATTTTGTTTTTACGAATTTTGTGATTACATTTGTGGCGCATGTCCATCACCATGCTTTTCGTCGCTAATTTATTATAAGGGATACCGGTCTGTGATGGGATCGGCATCCCTCTGTTTTTTAATATGGAGAAGATAAATGTTTTCGATGTTCAGGTTCCTGATGGGAGACAAATCCGTTGTATGTCGTATAATAAGGTTACTTATTTTGATCTTGACGATATATGTAAGTTATGTTTTGACTCATATGACCTACATGATGTGGCTGACACTAAGGTCATGAGCGAGTTCCTGCACCGTGAGGGTGGTCGTTATTGGACTACGATAGATGGCGTAAGGCAGTTGTATCGTAGGATTGAGTGTAAGATGTGTTTTGAGGTTATAGAAAAATTAAAGGGATTATGAGAGAAAAGAAATTTGATTTCGTGATATATCCGTTGGATTTGATTATCACGGTTGGATTAGATTATAAGACGTTGTGTGATCGTTTCGAGAATATGGAACCTGAACACGAGGGGAAATGGGGAGATGAAGATGATATGGATAAGGAGGCGTCTTTCGCGAATTTGGTAAGGGATAGGGACGATGATGATAAATTTGCCATACTTTGGAATTTTTCGAGCGACGATGATTTAATAATGAGAAATATATGTCACGAGTCATTCCATATAGCAATGAGCGTATGCCAATTTTGCAACATGTCTCTTGGATTTAAGGTTGGAGAGGATGAACACGCAGCGTATATAGCCGGCTTCGCTGGTGATTGCGTTAGTGAGTTCATCAATAGTAAGAATACGGATTAAGTCATAAATTCTATAAGGAATATAAGAATATCAGCCTCCGCTTATTTGTGGGGGCTTTTTGTTTATCTTTGTCAAAAACATGAAGTTATGTCGAGTTGCGTAATTAAAAGGAATAAGGAGGGTAAGATAACCCGTGTCTTGACCCCTTCCGGCGAGGTATCCACCTTGTTCGATAAGATAGCGGGTATAGCCGCCGTAAGTGACCTTAATAAGGCCGCTGAAGCTTATATGACTATTTATAACGATAAGTTTAGGTCTAAGTTCGGTGACTGGACGAAGTCCGTACCAAGGAATAAGGAGGCCGCCAGATCCATAAGTGCCAGACTTAACGCTAGCGAGTTGGGACAACTTATGTCAGCCAAGGTCTTGTCTGCCATAAGTGATATGGACGCCCCGGCGTTGGCCAGAAGCCTTGGGAATAGCGACAATGTAGTGGCTTATCTTACTTCCGGAGAGGTAGGTGAGGTCAGTGATATGGCGGTGGTAGATACATCCACGGTACAGGAGGTGGATTTGGATTCCATAAATGAGGATAATATTGGCGACACGATACTGAAAGAGGCGTCATGGGATGATATAAGGGCTATCAGGGAGAATATAGACATTAAGGAGACAGCCCGTATGTTATGGAAGGCCGTGGAAAGCGCTTCTACCGGGCAACGACCTAATATTAGGGTGAAAGGCGGAAGTATAGACGGGGAGATCATATTTTCTGGCAATGTCTTGCCGTTAAATAATATTGAGAATTATACTCCTCCATCTTCAAGATTGGTATATGATTCCGGTGAGCCTCGCCTGTTCTTTAGATCGGATGACGGCAAGATACACGAATCTTACGCCAACGCCATAAAAGGATCGTCCGGTGGGCGGGTCGAGGCCGGGTTCTTGGCCGGCAGTGTCGAGGAGAGCGACGTCCCGTCCGGTACGGCTGACATCTCCTTTGGCTCTTCCTCCATAACCCTTAATAACAGTGAGTCATTCATCCCGGTCCTTGGTATTAGCTCAAACTCAGATGTAAGCACTCGTGGAGGGTTTGTTAATTACCTTATCAAGAAAGGTATGTTGAGTGGGGAACGTATAAGGCTAGGGGATAGATATTATCTTACTGGAGCCGGCAATTCTGATGGTCTTAAGATCTATAACGCTATGGATGCCTTCTCTAGCCTTAAAAATAGATTTGGAAGTCAGTCCTCCGAAATGAACGTATTGGGTTCTATAGGTTTTGATACGGAGGTAAGTAATGATCTTGATCTTATCACTACGTCCGGGGAGAAGGTTACGGTAAGCAGATCGGAGATCAAGGGTATGTTAAGGCAAGGTAAGTTTGAGGAGCTTAATAACAAGTATGATGGATTCATGGAACTAGCCTTGTCGTTGATGATGGAGGATAACGCTTTGTACGGAAGCAATGTCCGTGGGGTTATCGAGAACGAGAAGGCGGAGGATCTCCAGAATAGGACTGATATCACCAATATCTTATCCACGTTAGGTATCCGTGTGATGGGTATGTCTGAGTATATGGATAAGTATAAGATGCGTAATGGCGTGGATCCTTCGGCTAGGGCCTTATCTGACATGGCCAATGGGGTTATCGCCTTGGCTGAGGGGGCTACGGTAGAGGATCTCAATGAGGAGGTGGCTCATTTCTTGGTCGATACTTATCGTAACCAACAGGAGATTGACGAGGTGCTGGATTCTGTTGTCGGCACGTCGTTATGGAATCAGTTCGCTGGTCGTTACTATGAGGTGTATGGGAAGGAATACCAAGGAGAGGAGCTGGATCGGATGGTGAAGCGGGAGATCCTAGGTAAGACGTTGGCCCAGCGGTTCGTGCTGGGCATGGAACAGGCGGTAGAGGATCTGACCTCGTCTGAGGACGTCCAGCTCTCCTTGTTTGGCAGGATGGTACGAGCTATACGTAATTTCTTCTCCAGCCAAAGATCGGATTTGAATAAGGTACTTGACAGGATAAAGGAGTCGGCGTTAGCTGATGATCCAAGCGCCTTTGACGTGCTTCTGCTAAAGGATAGCGATCATCTCATGTACTCGTTATCGGACATTGACGTGGCTAATAAGCTGATCAAGAATGGCAGGTCATTAGAAAGGCTGTATACTAGATTGCAGAGGATGAGATCAAGCCAAAGCCAGAGGATCGGTGAGAGTATCTCCCTTCTTCGTGATATAGGCGAGAAGGTGAGACAAGTCGGGGGTGAGCTTAATAAAAACAACAACCTGTTATCCACCAAGAGTGTCATAGCGACCGCCAAGGCTGAGGTGGAGTATTTGGTTACGGTTGCCAGTAGCTTGCGTAAGAGCGACAAGGGATTGGATTATGAGACGATACAGGTTATCGATAACGTATATGGGGAGATAGTACCGTTAATCAGGAATCTTCGTGGATTCGTCAATAATCAGGCGGCGGATTATTATGGCAACAACAAGGTTGGCATGGTAGAGGATATGGATGATATATTGCGGATGGCTGAGACATCTATGTCTGATATAAACGCCCTTCGTAGCGATCGTAACGAGGATTGGCTGGATGGACAGCTCCGGATGTTTAATATCCCGGAAAGATATTGGAATGGGATAAAGAAGTTGATAGATAACATCCATAAGGATATCAATGTCATGTCCCGGTTTTTCGGGACGTTAGAACATAGCGGGAACGCTATCTTAGGCATGTTAGGGCAACGTCTTGCCAAGGCTTATAACGACGCTCATGTTGAGGGCGTGGCTAATATCAATAAGATGACGAAGATGATGAAAGAGCGTGGATGGGGGATAAAGGATAATGAGGATCTTATACAGAAGATAAACGGTAAGAACTCTGATTACCTTGATTCGTCCCGTGATTTCGCCAAATACGATTTACTGTATCGGACAGAGCAGGCGAAAGCTATTATTGATATATATGATCTTAAGAATGTTATGGGTAAGACCGAGAAACAGCTTATTGATCTTCTTCTATCCGATAGAGGTCTTAAGGTGAAGACTCGTGACGATATCGTAGGATATGATGGGGATAAACCTATTACGAAGGAAGTATATCATATATTCAAGCCTACCATTCAGAATTTCGATATCTCGGACATGACGTTCGAAGATCAGCAACGATATCTCGATGCGATAAATAGGTGGTTGGATGAGAATCGTGAGAAACCTATGGTGCAGGCTTATTACGATAAGATCGAGAATGTGAACAAGAAGGTAGAGGAAAGGCTGGGTCGCAGGGTATCACAAGCTACATCCGATTTCATGTCTCGTATCCGCAGGAGTAGATATGTGGCTATGGATAAATTCGTGAAAGACGGGAAAGTGGATTGGTCGGCATTCCAATCCGATCCTATAGCATGGAGATCTTATCTGGATATCCTTCGTGATAGGGCTATAGCCAAGAGCGAGTGGTATTCCGACGGTACACCAAAGGAAGAGGGGTCCGAGGCGTTGATGATGTCCGAGGAGATCAAGGCATGGGACGAGGCATGGACCGAGGAGTTCGGGAATACCAACGAGGGTCGTAAGGCTTCCGCGGAATTCAAGGAGATACTTCGCGGGATAGAGCGGTCAGAGGGCGGTGAGGCGGCGTTCGAGTTCTTGCTGGCTGGCGGTCATCTTGGTTTCTCTAAGGATATGTGGGGATCCGAGGAGGGTGATTATTACGAGAATCTGGTTGATAAGATCACGGAGCAATCTGTATCATCATCAAGGATAGAGAAGGTAGAGGAGGCGATGGCAACAATAAATGAGATCAACGATCAGTTAAGACCTTTGCTTATTCAGTACCGGGACAGTACCAGATATGGCGAGTATGATTTCGATCGTTTTCGTGGGTCATCGTCATTAAGGAAGATAAACGAGCTATACGACCGTCTGGCCGAGGCCAAGAGCGTTATTAACGCCGCCGCTTCCGCTGAGGATATTGAGATGGATATGCCTGATACGGTGGAGAGTGGAGTCACGGATTCCTACCGTAACGCTCTAAGAGACGCCATGGCGTACGACAAGGGCATGGATGAAATTAAATTCGCCAAGGAGCATATGTCCGCCCGCTCCCGGAGTCAGGTGGATAGGATGGCCGCCAAGCTGTCCCGGAAGAACCCGTCATGGACAACCGTGGAGGTGGCGTTCTTTAGAAAGAAATACGGTCCTGATTTCGGTGATAAGCTGGCTAATGATATAGCTATGGGTAAGGCTAATAGTATACTTATCGAGTACGCCAGAACTCGGCTATATCCTTATATGAGAAAATACTCTCCCAAGGGATATTCTGATTTCGTTAGGAAGATAAATAACGGTACGTATAAGGTATCCGAGTTCTTTGATGCCATGGAAAATGGTATATCAAAGGAAGAGAGCGTATCCCGTTTCGGGTTCGATATTAATATGATTGACTTATCGATCAATAACCAGTGGCTAGAAGAGGCCGATGCCGAGAGTTCTTTCCGTAATCCTAATTATAATCCCGATCTGGGTTATGGGTATCATACGCCTAGGTTCGATAAGTACAAGAACGAGGCTTTCTTTAAGAAATACGGTATTACCAACGAAGGGGAGGAAGCTACGATCAATAAGGATAAGTGGGAGATGAGGAAGGAGCTGCTTAACATAAGCCGTAAGGCTATGGAGGATTATGACGAGCGGTTCAGGAACATCTACCAGATACCACAAATATCCAAGGGCGGCGTGGAGAGGATGGTGCAGGCCGGGGTTGACCCGAAGGCGGCCATCGGCAACGCCGTGCGTGATATTGTTGGCGAGAGGGTGGATGACCCTATACACGGTCAAGGGCAAGACCTAGGAGAGCTTGATGAGAACGATAACAAATATCGCATGATCCCCAAGTACTATCTGAGTAAGCTAGAGAATGCCGATGACGTATCTCATGATTTCGCGTACTCCTATTCCATGTTATCCTTACAAGCAGCCGCTTACAAGCATAAGAGAGCGGCTTTGGATGATGTCATGGGATACAGGAACATGATGCTGGAGACGCAATACGACGGCGGTAAGAACCCAGAGGCAACGCATGCCTATAGGATGTTTCAAGATTGGGTTAACGCCAGTATCTATGATGTCAGGATAAATAACAAACGTATAGAATGGAACGTAGGAAGCTATAAGGTGGACCTTAATAAGCTAGCTCTTATGTTTACTAAGTTCGTATCCAAATCCAACTTGGGCTTCTCCCCGTTCGTCGCGGCTACCGGCGCCCTTACCGGGCAGGCCAACTTCCTTTTGGAGGGTATGGTGGGGCGGTATATAAGCAAGGATTCCATGAAATACGCCTATGGGGAAGCCCAGAAGCAGTTGAGTACGTACGTGTCTGAGATCGGGGACATAAACCGTACCAACAAGCTATATGTCGTTGGAGAGGCCCTAGGTGTGTTTAATGTCCGCAACCGTGTACGATCGGCGGCGTACAACAAGATCTGGAGAACCTTATTCCGGGACCTGCCGTTTAAGATGATGGAGGTTCTTAACTCCCCGTTGGATCCGCAGGTTATTATCTCGGTCATGGATGATACCCGCCTATACGAGGGTCAGTTCTGGTCATACTCCAATTTCAAGGAGATGATGATGAAGGACAGGAATATGTCCGCTAACGAGGCTAAACGCGATTGGGAGCGTTTAAGGGATTATTCTATGTGGAACATGGTAGACGTCAAGGATGGAAAGATCGTGGCTAAGAACGAGGCTAACAAGGATATTATAGACCGATACATACCTACATTATCTAGTAGGGTCAGAAGTATGGTGCAGATCTGCGACGGCGCCTTGAACGAGCAGAACCGGGTGGGGGCTAGCCGGAACGCTATCCTTAATATGGTGCTGCCTCATCGTGGATGGTTTATATTGGCCGTGCAGCGGGCGTATAAGAAAGCCGGTTTCAATTTCCAGACCAACCAGTTCGAGGAAGGATACATGAGAACGTTATGGAGATTCGCCGGGGATATTTATAATATGATGTCAGAAGGCAGGATGAGGGAAATACATGACGTGCTGAAAGAATATCATAGTCTTAATCCTTATGAGCAGACCAACATCAAGCGATCGCTTGTTAATATGGCGGTATTCGCTACCATGATAGCCATAGGACGGGCGTTGATGGGATACAGGGAGGATAATGAGGATAGTTGGTTCGGGCAGTTCATTACCTATATAGGATTCAGGACGATCAATGAGATCGCTTCCCAGACATCCCCGTTCATGGAGCTTAACGCTATAGATATGTTACAAGACCCGCTGGTCACGGCCCGGAAGCTAGGTGACCTCACCGATCATCGGAACTGGGATCCGTTCGCTACCGTCCAGACCGGCGTGTATAAGGGCGAGAGCAAGCTATGGAGGCAGCTCATGAAGTTCTCGTTTGGTAAGCAATGGTATAATATCAAGACAGCTAGGGATATTAAACAGACATCCGACTACTGGTTGATGACCAACGGCATGACGATGGGATTCTTCTTAGGAGGCAGGGATAAGGATGAGTCTGGGGAGGACGCTAATTGGTACTTTGACAGGGGAAGATAACTGCTGATATAGCGTGATGAAAAAAATAGCCAGTAGATTGCTTAAAACAATCATATTGGCTATTTTTGTATTCCCATCTATCCATCCCGGACGGATGGGAATAAACAATTATCAATTATGAATGCAAATGTAAGCATTTATCAGGATTCCATAAAGGATAGTAGTGGAATTTTGACGTCCGAATCCAACGAAATAGGGTCTTTGAAAATTATCATGCCTGATAAATTGAATCAGTTGACAGCTCGATCGTCCTACATATGCCATATAGACGATTTCGTTAAAGGGAATAAAGATTATTATGGATTTGATATACAATCTGATAGCGAAATGGAATATGATTATGAACTAATCATAAACAAAATAAAACATATCAATAACAATACTGGTAAACATGAATATATATCAATATTTAATAATTTCCCTGTATTAGGTTTTATGTTATGTCAGATAGCTAATTTAAATGACCTTAGGATTCTTGGTGGATACAGATATAGCATAAGATTGAAAAATATATCAGAAAGGGATATTGTTATAGACTATATAAATAGTATTTTTATAACATATGATAATATATGTATCTATAAAGTTGATAATATTGATGTTAGACGTGATATCCCTCGTGAATTTATCGATGATTTAAACGCTCTTTACAAAACTATTATTGATAACATTTTTGGATATAGATTTTCTATAAGAGTGGTGACTGGATATGATAATTGTATAGTAGACAATTTTAAGGTAAGTGTTGTAAGATAACTTCACGGTTATCCTCTTCTTGTTCCTTACCGCTATTTCGGCGATCTTGTCGATATGCCTGTCGAGCGTTAAGGCATTGGTGTCTATCACGATCTCTTCCACCTTTTCGAGCGTGGAGATATATTCCATGAGCAAATAGAATTGTGGATGTGTGGTAGGTTCTCCTCCTTCTAATTGCACTATATATTGTCCATCCATATCTTTCATGATTTTATGGATAGTATCAAAGTGCATGAATGATTGCTTTTTGCCATCTGATTTCATACAGCAAAATGGGCAACATACATCACAATGGTTTGTGATATTTATGTATAACTTATTTCCACGTATCATTACCAATCTCCTCCATCATTATCTATTCCTAAAACTGTAGTTATAATATTATCCGGATTCGTACCTGCGTTAGGAAGCATCTCAGGTATAGGGTTATCTTCCCTATCACCATGCATCATAACGGTAAGAACTCCACTAGCGGAATACAACCAAAGACGTTTGCCGTCCTTTCCCCATTTCTTCGCTAATCTATTTAATGAGTCAATCAGCTTACATTCTTCCGGGGTGCATTCGATCTCCGCTCTAGTATGATATTTTATTCCCATATTATTGATTTGTTTAATTTACGAGCCTCTGATAAGGCTCGTGTTAGTATATCCTTTTTTCTTATAATCTCCTTATATCTTTTGATATTCATTTTTATTATCTTCATAATAAGTTCTTTTGCCTTAATAGCACCAACATCTTATTCCAATCAACATATCCTTTATCCGTAAGTGGAGTGCCGATATTCCTATCATCTATATAATAATCACAATACAATTTTGGTGATGATGATACTGGCTCAGGATTGTAGTTTACCGAATACAGATTGATATGATTATATTTAAACCAGTCCACGGCATCCTGTAGATATTTACCATCTCTTACCGTATATAATATCAGAAGATTCTTATCAGCTAGTTTCCTCAATACGCTAGCGGCTCCGATATTGTCTCCTACATAAGGGAATAAGTCTGTCACGCATGTCCCATCGAAATCTATTCCTATTATTGCCATATTCTCTTTATTTATCTTATTAAATTTTTGTATCCTACTTTCTTCATCTGCTCTTCGGTAGCTTTCTTCTTCGGGAACTTCCCGTGCCATTTTCCGGGCACCACGACATCACGGCCGTCAGGGCTGGTAGCCAGCCTCCCGCATTCGCTGCACAGCCCCATGCCCTTGTACGGCTGTAGTTCCTTGGCATACTCGAATTTGTCCACCATATACTCGTTTGTCAACATCCAGTAACTAGACGTGGCGGTATTATCAACGCAACCGCATTTAGCGCATACAAATAAGCTCATAGTAAGTTCTTTTTTGCCTCACTGAACAACCGTTCTACCAGATTCTCAAATTCCTCATCAGGCATATCTATTATGTCTTTTATCTGCACTTGTATTCTTTCTTTTGCTAAAGAATAGCAATTACTATTGACAGAGTAACGAACTACAGTGCCGTTTACGAAAATAAAATCATCTGATTTTAAATAATTTGTATAGCCATTCTTAGAAAGCATAGGAATATGATGTATATCATCTATTCTTGCTATAAGAGAATCATTATATTTGACATATTTCCCAACAATCCATTTGTGCTTCTCCTTTAGATTAACTTGTATCTTGCTTATTTCTTCGTTTAACTATTTTTCCAGTTCTTCAATCTTATTCATATTCTATCCATTTTAATGTTATTGTTATTAAATCTGTTTATCATCTCATCAAAGAATTGACGGTCTATCTCCACAAGCAGGGAGTCCCTTCCCTCCTCGTAAGCCGCTATCCCTGTCGTTCCGCTCCCGGCTACCGGATCCATTACCGCATCTCCCGGATTCGTGTATGTTCGTATCAAGTATCTTAGTAACTCCACCGGCTTCTGGTTGGGATGGATGGCTGATTTTTGCCTGTCTGTCTTAAATGTCATGACCGATAGCGGGTATCTCTCCGTGCTATCGTATGTAGTGAGACCGGCTTTGCCATATAATTCCGTTTCCTTGCATCCCACTTTACTGGAGGCCTTGGATACTTTCCTGACATGACCATAAGTCTTTTGGGGATTATATGTATGCTTCCCAAGTGGCATAGGTGAGAAGATAAGTATCAACTCATGATTTCTTAATGGATTTTTCTTGGCGTTAAGAAAACCGGTAGGGGTAGTCTTATGCCAAACAAGGTCGTACCGGTACCATCCCGCTGGGGCGACCCTCATGATCTCGACCGCCGCCGTGAGGGAACAGGTGACGGCTACCACCCCGTACGGACACAGCATTTTTTGGATTACCTCCCACATCGCCTTATAATCAAATCCCTCCTTGTCGTATCTTGCCTGGGTTATCTTATAAGGAGGGTCGGCAAAAACAAATCTTACCTTCCCTACCATATCCTTGAATACGGACATCGCCATACCCATATCCCCGTTAAACGCCCTTACTTTCCCGTTCATCATCAACCCTCTCCACTTTAATTGTTCCCATATCACCTGAAGGTAACGTAATACCGCTATACACGTTATTCCAGTTCTCGTCAATGGCCAACTGATGTAATATCGACCTATATATCTGGTAGGTGTTACCGATAAGTCTCTTCCTATTTATCTTATCCTTACTACCCCCATCATATCCTATATGCTCATAATCCCCAAGATCAGGGAACAGTCTTCTTCTTATCGCTCGTGAGTTATTGATTATAAAGCTTCTTATCCCCAGCGTTTCCGCTCCATCCATATCATTTATCAACGTATCTGTCGTATGTTGTAGGTCCATGTCGCCAGCGGCGAATCTACTGATGTCTTCCACGCATTGGGATATCAGCATTAGCTGTTCCCTTGTCAACGTTATTTTATAAAGTTGTTTGCTGTTCATATCTTTCTATTTTATTTATCATCTCGAATATCTTCACCGCTATCAACGGCACTATGGCATTACCATAAGCCTTTATTGATTCTTTTCTCCATTTCCCGTAAGGAATGGTAAGGTTGTCCACATTAAAGGGTAGCCCATCATTTCCTCTACAAATAGGGGACTGAGTTGGAAAACTCTTCCATTGAGTCGATCCCCGTCCATCCCAATCACGGCAGGCATATTTCTTAAAGAATCTGTTCTCGGTGCTCCGTTGCTTTTTGTCATCTTCCTTATCGTACAAGAACCTGTGTGATCTGAGGCCACTGGTGTCGGTAATAAGTCTCCGTATTTTATCCCTTGTTTGGGAAGTGAACTCAAATCCATGAATCTTGTCTTCCCGTCCTTGTCGCAAACCTTCAACCCTTGCGTCTGAACAGTCGGAAGCAATGAACCATACCCTATACCGTTTATGTGGCGCTCCGACACCGCAAGCTGGAACAATGATCGGTTGGACGGAATATCCTTCACGTTCAAGATCGTCGCAGATGGTATTGATGATATATTCTTGCTCAAGTATCGTTTCCTTGTAATTTTCTTCATCTTGATCACTTTTCGTTTCCACGTCAGTTTCACTACCGGGTTGAACCATATTGGTGATTCCAGCAACATTCTCGCCAATAACCCAGAGCGGTCTTGTCTCTCGTATGACTCTAAGCATTTCCGGCCAGAGATAACGGTTATCATCCGCTCCCTTTCGTTGTCCAGCGACGCTAAATGGTTGACAAGGGAAACCTCCGGTGAGCACGTCGATTTTCCCTTTCCATGAAGTGAAATCAGTTCTTTTAATATCTTCATATAATACTGTTTTTGGAAAATAATATTTTAATACACTTTGACAGAATGGATCTATCTCGCATTGAAAGACATTGTTCCATCCTACCTCTCTAGCGGCTAAATCAAAGCCTCCTATACCTGAGAAAAGACTAGCGTGATTCATTCCGTCTTATTTGATATTAATTTTTCTTTTATATGTTTAGATATATCAATTATCTCATCTTTTATATTGCAGTCATCTTTTAATAATGAACCAAATATACATGATATGGCGCTCTTTAGGCCTAGCGCTATCCCTATCTCCAATATTTTTTTATCGGTATTAGAGATTTCTACAGGTTCATATAATATTGATGATATGTTGTTAACGACGTATATTATATCATCTTCATTCATTGATGTAGATTTATCGACAATAGCTATAAAATCTTTTATAATCATAATATAAGCTATTTTTATTTCTTTTATCGTATCATCGCTTAGATGTCTATCTCTTATATGCCTTTCAACATACTTGTTTGCTAGATTCTCTATTTTGTTTGATTTGTCCATTTGTACTATCAATTATTTAGTTAATAATAGATCATAGTCCTCTTCGTCTATACTCCCATTATTGTTGATGTATATAATGAAATCATTTAAAAGCACGGACTTATCCTTGGATAAGGCTTTTATAATAAGCTCTCCATCATCTTTCAACATCACATGCACAGTATCCCAGATAACATATTTTTGACATTCTTTCTCAATCTTCTTGATTGTTTTAAGTATTATCTTATACGTCTCCTCATATCTTTTTACTATTCCGCACAGTTCAGTCGTATTATATTTACGTATAGCCGTGAATATATATTCCTTTTTACAATCCCAGCATTTTATCAGTCTTTCTGATCCGCACGCCTTATCCTCGTAGAAGAAGCAACCCTTACATGGCTCATTATGGTCGTATCTTAATACCACAAGCAGCTCCACGCCATTCTTGTATATCACATCACCTTCTTTCATTTCGTCTACTTTGTTAATCTCATTATCAATATGGTAAAGTTGGATATTATCCATACTATAGATATCCAGAACGTTGTACTTAACATAAGACCTATATTCCTAGGTATAGGATCTACTCTCCTGAATGTCAGGATCATGTATATAAATGTTTTTATATTCATAATTTACGATATTTTTGTATATAGTTAACTATCAAGTCTTTAACTCCTTTTGGAACATCTGTTAGTTTAAGTTTCCCTTGGAATATATCCTTACCGTACTCGTCCATGATCTCCCCGAATGAAGGATTCATGACTCTTGTTGACATGCATATCGGTTGATCGGTATCGAATTTGAGAACAATCGTTTTCCCGCTGTTTATCACTTTTTTTAAAGCCACATAAAGTTTCCTTCCTTTTATTATATCACAATTCCCTTTTAGGATGTTGGACATATATATAACATGTTCTTTCTTGATACGGGGAGCTTGCTTCCTAGGACTTGTGTTATTTATATAAACAATATCCCCTCCATTTAACTTCCATTTATCGAAACATGACAAACATATACCGTAATCCGCCCATTTTCTTATTCTAGGCAACATCCGTTTACTTCCTGCCGGCATCTTTTCCCCGCAGCATTTGCATTCCCAATCTTTGATGCTCCTGAACTCTGCGTAATCATCTATTGAATACTTTCTTTTAACCATTTCTTTCTGTTTTCAAAATTATCATCACCATAGTTGTAATTAGGACAAGCCTTATTGCTTGGCCGTCTTACGTAAGTCTTTTGCTCCCTATTATATTTTCTATTAGGGTTTATATAATGGTCGCACACTTGCCAAACGGAGCAACATACTTTCCCGTATCTTTCCGCCCACTCCTGATCATGTAGATGTACGCAAGTAGCGCAAGTTGGATTCTTGAGCTTATCCTTATTCTCATCTATAATCTTATTGACCCGATCAAGAATAACGGACATATGCTCAGTATACATAACATTGAATACGTCCGGTTCTGGAAGATATGTCATCGAGCTTATATCTATGTCCATTTCCTTAGACTTATCGTAAGCCGATTTGTATTTCCTTATCATCAAATCCTTTAATTGATTTACTTTTCTCTCGTAAGTCCCCATATTTCATTCAGTTTTCCATCCTTGTTTCTTCAATAGATCCACCATCATCCCCTTTATCTTAGGACTGATAGCCTCGGTAAGTATATCAGCGGCCAAGTTAATAGAGAAGTTTGTCATTCTGGATTCTCCTATATACTTCTCGCTGGTAACTTCTTTCACATAATCGTGGATATCCTTAATCATCTCATTTTGAGATCTTAGGAGATCCAGTATCTCATCGAGTTTATCATTCATTTTTTTTCTCAAATATACCTGACAATAACCAGACAACCACTATCAAAAAGAAACACAACCCAAGCGCCTCATCCGGATAATCATGCATCGCCTCTAAAATGTCCCTCATAGCTTAATGTCCATTTTGCCAATTATACGATA